GGGGCTTTTTGGTGTATCGTCCCACTGGGTCAAACCAGTGTGTGATACTTTATAGACCTTGCTCATCGAGTTTAGGTCTACCAAATTGCGGTTCTTCACAAGAACCGGGCTTTTCTCTACGGTAGATATCTACCGTGGTTCTTTTGGAATAGGAGGATATGTCTTGTCTACCATGCGTCGGTACCTCTGGAAACGGAAAGAACTGTCTGTCATCGGCAGTGTTAGCGGTTGTTTTACGCATACTCCTCTTGGAGTTACGTGGACTTCCTCTTTCACAGACGAAGGCGGTACTATTCTAACCGAATCGGAGAATCCCGACTGGCGACGCGACATAGCCCAAGGCAGGTCGGCTACTACTCCATTCAATGCGAATGAAATTAGTATCCAATTTGGTGCTGGATTTTGTGATTCCAGCAAGTGGTGTAACAAGGCACCGCCAGCAGATCGTTGGGGAGTGGAAACACTCTCTGGCTTTCTGAATGACGGTTTTGCTGATGTTACAACACCCTCGGCTCCTTCTACTTCAATAGATCCTGTGGTCGACGCACAAGCGCGTCTGGCGTTTATCAAACGAGCTCGCTCGGCACAAGGCTCCTTTCGGGGAGCTACGTTCCTTGCTGAACTCGCTGATACACTCCGGACTATCCGTAATCCTGCGCGGGCCCTTCGCTCATCTGTTGATGAGTACGGGTCTGTGGCTCGCCGACGCATTCGCAATGCAATCGGTAGAGATCCACGTGGCGTGCGTGCACGAGATTTGACTAGACGTCAGTCTCGCGCTGCAAGTCGCGCGTTGTCCGACAGCTGGCTGGAGGCCCAATATGGGTGGCTCCCGCTTGCTGGCGACATTCGAGACGCTATGAAAGCGTATGATCGGTTCAGTCGGAGGGTCGAACTTTCCCGCATTGATGCGGAAGGTTCGTCTCGTTCGGCACTGAGCATTTCGCTTCCCGCTAGCGCATCGAATAACCTATCCTTTCGGACTGAAGTTCATACTTCAACCGAAAGCTCGGTTCACTATTACGGTGCAGTGAAAGTCAATATGTCGTCCTTTTCCTCTGGTCTGGCCGAAGAAGCGGGACTTAGGTTCCGCGACTTCGTTCCGGCCCTTTGGGAATGGATTCCATATAGCTTTCTCGTGGATTATTTCACCAATATAGGTGATATAATCGAGGCCGCATCCTTCCCCAAGTCTGACTTGGCATGGTGTGCTAGGACTTACCGAAACACGGCTGTCCGGGATGGTTCCCGGATGACGTGCAGGGTAACTTCGTCCAATGCATATCCTCTGACAGGTTATACTCGGCTGGATGCGTTTTATCCGTCTTCCATAATCATACGCCGTAAGTATGTCTCGCGTGCCGCATTCGTGGGCTCCTTTGTCCCATCTTTCCAGATAGAAATACCTGGATCGAGGGGCTTCAAGAAGTACCTGAATATCGGTGCGCTTGCACTCTCACGGGGGATGAGACGATAGACTGTACGAAACCCAGTAATGGGACGTACAGGATCGAAACGTCAAGTCCGTTGTTAACCCCTAACTTAGAGGCCAACACAAATGGCTTTTGCGCCAACTAGTCCGGTAACCGGTGGAGCCCAAACGGGCCTCACCTCACCGACATACACCATCGTAGCTGATACTCCGCCTGTTCCGAATTCGAAACAGTACGCAGTTACAGCACTCGGTGGAACCCAGACCGGTGTCGAGGTTCATGCAATGAGCCAACCGTTCACTGTTGCCATGTTTAGGCCGGCGGTCCCAAAGACCATCGGAATTCCTAATCCGGCGACAGGGGTCATCAACAATATCCCTCGGAACGTTTCGAAGGTTATTGTTCGCAAGGGTGTCAACGTGGCCGCAGACCAGGCCCCAGTTACGGCAATTTTCACATTAAGTTGTGATGTGCCGGCTGGTGCCGATGTCTACGACCCGGAGAGCATCCGAGCGGCGTTGTCGCTGTTGTTCGGAACATTCACTCAGGCTACGTCGGGCATCGGTGACTCTGTAGTCACAGGTATTCTCTAATGAGTACCAGCGCTGCTCGTCGTAAATCGAGAGGAGAGCTCTATCAACGCTTAATCATGCTGCTGATTGGGTACTTCGCATCCCATTACGGGATCGTTGACCTTCCAGTAGATGAATTTGCGCGACTTGCTATGTAAGTAAGTCGAGAGCATTCCGTTCAATGGCTTCAACGGGAGAACAGTATGTCCGATGTTAGTCGGCAAGTGTTACTATCGTGCCTTCGCTCAGACCTTCCGGGTGATTGCTTTGCGGACAAAAAAAGTCCGTTCTTCAATCATCAGGAGGTTGCCGTAACAACGCTCTTGGGAAGCATCTTCAAGAAATATGAAGATCCTAATCCTGAGGCGGATGCCAAGGCAATCTCTAAGTTTCTGGCAGTCAATAAAACTGCTGGGACCTGGAACATCGCTACTGATCGGCTAAGTTCGTGGGATGAAGAGTTGTTGGGTACTCTAAAAAGGTACCTTGACAATTTCTTCCATCCGGCAGGTGATTTACTAGTGCCTTCTCTTGAGTCACTGTTTTTTAGTGGTGACTTGGGACCTGGCGCTAACCTGCTTAGCCGAGGGGGAGACTTCTATACCAAGATGTTCTCTTCACAACTAACAGTAACGAAGTCCGAGCTGTATTCATCATACAGGCGTACTATCGCCAACCTCCCCTCTTGGTTCGGTGCCGAAAATCAACGGCAAGAACGAATGGGAGATCCGGTAGTCGTTGAAGGTAATCGCACATCCTGCGTACCTAAGAACGTCGATATTTCACGTACTATATCTACTGAGCCCACACTAAACATGTGGTATCAATTAGGTCTAGGTAACATCATTCGTGAAAGACTTTTTCAATTCTTCGGGATTGATTTGTCTAACGTGGCTGATATTAATCGTGAAATGGCGCGACTGGGTTCTCTTGAGAAACAAGGTGTTTCGTTAGTTAATGAGCAGATCTCGAATGATTTCTGCACCATTGACCTCGAATCCGCCAGTGACTCAATGAACCTGGGCATGCTTAAATTCATACTCCCTGAATGGGTTTATGATTTACTTATGCTCCTTCGGTCTCCTTCAACAAGGATGCCCGATGGTTCTCGCGTCGAACTAAATATGGTTTCTACTATGGGTAACGGTTTTACGTTCCCACTGCAGACTACCTTATTTAGTTGCATCGTTGCAGCGGTTTACGAGCAAGCGGGTATCCCTCGCAAGCGCGTAAATCACCCAGAGCCTAACTTTTCCGTATTCGGAGATGATATAATTATAGTCCGTAAGGTCTATAACCGTGTCCTCCGAGTCTTGGAGATGTTGGGCTTTACGGTGAACGCTGATAAGTCCTTCTCGGAAGGACCGTTCCGTGAGTCTTGTGGGAGTGACTTCTATAAGGGTCACTTCGTACGGCCGGTCTACATTCGTAGGCTGGACGGCGCACAAGATACTTACGTCGCCTTCAACAAACTCATCAGATGGGCAACCGTACAAGGGTTTAGTATCCCTAATACGGCGCAATACCTGCTCAAAAAGGCCCGGTTCAATCCGGTTCCTCTTTGGGAGTCTGATGATGCTGGTTTCAAGGTTCCAAGGTGGATGGCCCTCAAGCTGAAAAGCCATCACGGCTCCAGTTCGCTCGTCTATAAGGCGTGCGTACTGAAACGTGGTGTCATTAAGCTTCATGAGTCCTCCATCTTTGTTCCGAGAGGCCAGCGTAACCGTGATTACAACCCTTGCGGGGTGTTAGTAGCGGTTACTAAAGGCGAGTTTAGGGACGGCGAACTCACGCCACGGCAAAGGCGTGGGAGAGTCGTCTGGATCAGAAGGGTAGCCCTATCATGGGATTATCCTCCTGTGTCCGATTTGAGAGGCTATCTTGTTTGCGAACGTATTGCGTTCTGCAATGCGAAGCTCACAAGGATAGCCTTCGGACAGGCGATCTGGCCCGTTGCGGGTCAGGTTGAAGGGGAGCGGTGGAAAACCGCTCTCTATGCTGTGCTCGAATTGAGCCTGGCATAGACCCGGGGGTGAGAAGCCCCTCCTCAGCTGCG